GCTAGAATGTTAGGAGAGTAATGAACCCAGCTAGATTTTCACAGATGATGAAGTATCTGACTCGGGCAAAGAAAGCTAACCCAGAACTTCCTAATGTCTTTTCTGCAAGCAAAGCACCCATTCCACCAGTTAAACAAGATGTTGAAACAATAGAGGCTATTAATAGATTTAACAGAGCTAACCCAAGAAAAAACATGGCAGGTGGTGGTATGTTAGTGCAACCAAGTGCTGATGGATCTAGACCCGGGTATGCTGGCTCACCTGCTAAAGGAGTAGTAGCAAGAGGAGAATACGCTGGACAACCTTTTGCAAGACATAGAGGCGACGCAATTCCTAAAGGAAGTATTAGAACTACAGCCGATAAAATAATTTTTGTAGGTGAAGATGCTCAAAAAAATATGGATAGGTTTTTTAATAATAGACTTTTAGATAAAGAATTTAAAAAATTAAGAAATCAAAATAAAAATTTATCAAATAAAGAATTTTTAGAATTAATTAAAAAAGACTATGTTAATGCAGTAGGTGGAGAATGGAAAGAACTTGCAGTAGATCAAAAAACAAGTGCTTTAACTGATATAAAAAAAACAGAGATAGTGCAGCCTCTAGATGATCCGCAACGTTTAAAAGATATAAAAAAATATTTTAAAGATTATAAAAAACAAAATAATAAATTTCCAACTGTTCAAGAAGCAGAAGATTATTTTCAATCGAAACTAGGAAAAAGTATTAGACCATCAATTATATTAGCAGCAGAAGAAGCTAATATAGATTTACCAAGTGGTTTGATAGGTCAAAAATTAAAAGTAGATAGAGATATAGGAAAACTATTAAATAGAAAAACAATTACTGATACTTTAAATGCAGGTAAGTTTCCAACTGAAAGTCAAATTCAAGCTGTTTTAAAATCTAACAGAACAAACGCCGCAACAAGACAAGTGGATTTAGCTAATTATCTTTCAGGAAAAACAAAACCAGAAGTAAAAACTAATATTACAATTCCAACGAAATATAAAAATATTGCAACTAAGGCAATAAACGATTTACAACTAATTAATGAAGGACAGTTTGGTCCAAGAAAAGCAAGAACAAGAGCTTACAATGAAAGAAAATTAGCAAAAATTTTAGGTATAGATAGTTTTCAAGTGTTAAGACAAGATATTCTTAAGAAAATATATAATTTTATTCCTGAGTTAAAAGGTGTTTTAGGTGTAGATGAAATTGGTGGTATTACTTCAGGAGCAAGAACAAATAGTCCTTATACTATTTTTGGACAAATATTAGGAAAAGATTTTAATCAATACACAAAATCAACAGCTATTGATAAATCAAAAAGTCTTCTTGAAAAAAAATTAATTACTCTTGCTAAAGATGATCCTCAAAGGTTAATTGAATTAGAAAAATATAATAAAAAAGTAGACGGCTTTGAACAAATGGCAAATGAAAATAATCCTGCTAAAAAAGTAAAAGGTATGAAATTATCTTTTGAGCCGCCATCTAAAGCTATTAAAAATAAAAAAGTTTATAATCAATATAAAGATTTGTTTGACGCACATTATAAAAAATATGGGTATTCTTTTGAAGTAGATAAAGATACGGATTCACTTACAGACATATCAAAAAAATTAGACAACAAACCTTTTCAAAACAAAATTAAATCTAATTTTAAAAGTTTGATTGGTAAAAGTGGTAAATTAGGTGCTGGAGTTGGATTAGCTACTTTAGCAGGGACAGGTTTTGCTTTAGCCGATACTGGTGGTGCAGATGCAACTGGATTTACTACAGGACAAAAACTTACAGGTGCAGGAGCCGGAACAGCAGCAGCAGCTGCAGTTGGAACTAAACCGGGTAGAAAATTATTAGGTAAAGCTTTTAGAACTTTAGGAACAAGAGCAGCAGCAGTGCCATTCGCTGGATTGACCATAAGAGATAACTTAAAAAAAGGTGAGAATATAATTGATGCAACATTAGATCCTTTAGTTGGTGCAGAGTTATTATTACCAAATTTATTTAAAGAAAACGTTTCAAAGATTACTAGTAATCCTACATTGCAAAAAATATTAAAGGTTGGAAAATTTGGTAGAGCTTTTACTCCAATAGGTGCAGGAATAACAGCAGCAGGGTTAGGTATTGATGCAGCAAAATTTAGTAGAGATAGAATCAGAGAACTACAAGCAATGTCACCAGAACAAAGAGAGGAATTAAGAAGTGAAGGAGCAAGACAAGCGTTTGATCCTTTTATGGCTGCAGGCGGTGGTATAGCTAAACTAGCTGGTGTATCATCAGGCCCGCCACCAAAATTAGGACCAAACTCACAAGGGTTGCAAGGTCTAATGAAACGTGTTAGGAATAGATAGGAGTATATATGGCAGAAATAGACAAAGGACTCCCGAACACTAGAAACAAACTTGAGATTCCTTCAGAAGAGGAATTGCAAGATGTTGCTGTTCAGGAACCAGTAGAAGAAAAAGGACCAATCGAGGTCATACCAGAAGAAGATGGTGGCGTAACTTTAGATTACGAACCAGGTTCAATCAACGTACCAGGAACAGAATCACATTTTGACAATTTAGCAGATCTTTTACCAGATGATGTTTTGCAGCCGATAGGCATGGAAATGACACAAAATTACATGGACTACAAAACTTCTAGAAAAGAATGGGAACAAGGATATATACAAGGTTTAGATCTTTTAGGATTTAAATACGAGA